CCCCCTATTCCTTATTCTATTTGTAGGAGGTAATTCCTTAACTTCAACCACATCAGCAGCCACTTTGGCTGGTTTCTTATGTTTATTAACCATAGCTAATCACTTGTCTGCACACGATTTTAAAGCCCCCATCCATCCAAAATGAAAATCATGTGCATCAAGTGGGTTGAAAGGTATTTCTAGTTCTGTAAGGATAGTTTCAAAAGTATTTCTATAATCTGAATAATAATAATTTAACCACAAACTATACAACTTTTGTGCACGAAATTCACGCCATTTCTTACTTTCACTAGTGTACGCCGAGTACAAGCCTTTATCTGTTTTTGGGCAATTTGCATATCCATAAGGTGTTTGTACAAAAACCGATGACAAAAAATCACATGAATCCTTATACATCACTGGTGTTTTCTTTATCTTTATACCAGTCTTAACGAAATGCCTCCAATATGCATCGGGCAATGCCTCCCCTATATAATCATCACCGTACACGACTTGTCTACAATTAGCAAAGTCCTCGTACGTTGAACCTGAACACACATGCGCATATGCTAAACATAGCAAATGAACTATGGTATTATCAGTAGATGTGTTATACTGTCCAGAACCATTTCCCCCATACACATTGTAGACAGCTCCAGTAGAAAGGTAGCTTTTCCTATTTACCAAATTTTCAAAATACCACCAGAATTTTTTTCTTTCTCCATGTGTCATTATCATAAGTCTTTCCCTAATTTGGTAGGCATACTTAAGAAGCTTAGGACTGACCGATTTATCAAACCGTGTCGCATCGCTATTTTCGCATAACTCGGGAAGAAAGTTGTACAACTCATTCCAACCTCTATAACCAGTACGAATGCCCATAGCACACTTGCTAACGAGCCCTCCCTTGGTCATAGCCTGGTTCAAAGAAGAGTGCAAACACGCCCCCACTAGAAAATGCTCAACAGGAGCACCACAAATGATCCTAGTCTTTTCTTTAGCCTTAGCCGCATTAAGTATCTCTACTTTTGGGAAACAATCCCACATCATGGAATATGGTTCACGCGCATCAAAATTTATGTTATGTTCGAAATTTGGATTTAGATCTAAAAAATCTTGCTTATACACATACTTACTGCTGTACTTATAAGGCAATCCCACTCCACCATCGAGATTACACTTAGCTTCAGATAGTGGTACAGGTCGATGGCATGACCCAAAATGTTTGCGCATGAACTTAAAAACCCACTCATAAGCCTGCTCTAAATTTGATCCGCTGACTCCACATAGTCCTGCTCTGGCGGAAGCGGGGG